CCCTGGTCATATTACTGACCAATCCTGCGTTGTTTAGCGCAGGAAGTCCCGGGTGGTCCTAGAAAGGAGACACCCATCGCGTTTTGATGTAGGCGACGCGTGGACGCCCAGCGCGTACCAAGTGTTCCTCATCAATCCGTGGCAGGTTACCACGTTTGAGGAAGTACTTGACCAGAGCATCTGGTCCGTCTAAAGGATCTTTAGGCGAACGGGATACAAGTACACTAGCCTTAACCAATGGGCTGTGCAACTTGTCACACTGTTTCTCAGCTTGGTAGCCAAGGAACGAGTGACGGCTCAAGGCCTGAGATGACGGATATACAGGTGGAAGATCTGGCAAGATCCTCCCTAACTGCATATCTAACCATTTCACGGTACTCCAGTGGCCAGCTGTGTAAAGCTGGTTACGAAGAGAAACCAATGAAACAGTCTCAGGAACGTGCTGCCGTGACAAGGGGAATTTATCCCTGACCTTAACGATTGAAACATCGTGGCCAGAGAAATACTCCTTACCACAAGACTCTCTGAACCTTCCGGTCCAGAAAGACTTATGATCGCTAACCTTGAAACAGAAATTCTCAAGGAGAGCGGTCACGGTAAACACATGGTTCACGGGGATGATAATATCATCACCGTAGACCCGCACCTTGCCAACATATCGTGAAAAATCACGACGGTTGGAGAATAGGTGTCCTTGGTCCCTCTCGATCCCCATGAAGCATATAGTTATAAAAACTATTGCCTCCATGGGAAAACAGAGAGCCGAACCCATAGACGCGAACTTGGATAGGGGAATAACCCCATGTCCAGGAACAGAAGCCCGCTCCGTACGACATGCAAAGATCGCCTCTTCAAGAAGAGGAAACCTCACAAGCATACGGCGTACGAGCTCAGAATGCACACGATCGGATGCCTCACTCAAATCGAGTGTAGCAAGGGATCCATCAATGGACCCTTTCTGAGCCAAATCCTGGTTAGGAATCTGGGATTCAGATCCAATCAGATCTTTAAGGAAATCCTTAGAGATCCAAGCATTTATGGCCTCGGCCAAACCTTGCTGCACGTATTGCAGCGAGACTGGTTCGATACCAATAATGCGAGGTGCTTTCTGCGTCTTAGGAACCGAGACCACCCTAGAGGGTGTCTCAGAACCGGGTTCGCGGAAATCAACCTCGTCGTAACAGTCGGTAATATACCGGCTGTTAGGGTAGAGAAAGTCTCCAACATGGAAGACTTTCTCCAGACGAGACGGCCAGTACCGTGAAGAGTACTTTCCATTACTGGAAAGTTTCTCAGCAACGGCACCGGGACCGTGTTTCGGTAGGATGTCATTCTGATAAACCTTGACGGCTAAATCAGAAAACATCGGACCGAAAAGTAGGTTCGAAATTCGGACAAAGTCAGATAAATCCGACTCTGAAACGAACGGGAACCTCTCGTTGATTTCCGACTCACAATCAATGAAACCATCGAAAGCCCTTGCTTCCCTTAAAGGGGAACAAGGCAACTCGATCTTAGCAAACATCAGCGTAAGCTGACGTACAGCATGGATCGAGTCAATCGATGGATCATCGATAAGCACACCAGTACAAGAGTCAAAAACAGACTCCGTGAAACCTCTCAGAAATGAGGGGAGACACGATCCAATCTTTCGGAAAGAAAGAAAGGATTCGGGAGTAACCATCCCTTGGTCAAGACAAAATTGAAAGTCTTTTCCAAAGGAAGGAAGGGTTATCGTCAGAAACGACAAACCCTCGTTTTCGACTCGCCTAAGGACGGTATTAATGTCCTTGGTGGTGCTAGTGCTACATCTACTAGCTAATTCATTAGCTAGATTGATCCAGAGTGCAATTAGGCTTTTCATAGCCCCTCCTAATAGAGGTGTCTATCCTTAGCCTATGGGAACCAAGCTATCTCAGAGAAAAACTCCGAGAATAGCCAGGGCCAGAGCAAGCCCGCCCAGGATGATAACTGTCAATACAACAAGTATTGCCAGAAATTGCATCCCGGACGTCGCGTGATTATAATCATAATCGCCGCGCAAATCGCTACCTCCCATTCAAGAGGAGCGGTGCGAATGAAAAATCGCACCGCGAATATATCGGAGAGCCCAACGAAAGTCGCTCACGATCTCACCAAATGATGAGATCAGGATTGACCTCCGAGGATCTTTTCCGTGTTTGCGTACGTCGAAGCTGATAGATAGCCAACAAGGCCTTCCACCAGTTTCTTCGCTTCGGAAACAGTGAAGCCGTTGATCGGACGATCAACAACCAAATAAGCAGACATTGAAACAGTCTGTTTTTTGGATTCTTCAAATATATTCGTAGCGAGCTTGCTCGAATCGATCCTGCAAACGTGGCGTTTCCTGTTCGCAGACGTTTCCTGAGTGGAAACACTGAGAGCATGATTGCCATCAGAAGTGAGGTACTCGGAATTAAAGTTTCCCGTTGAAACACGGGGCGCTTCAACTTCGGTGCCTGCCTCTTCTTTGAATTTTGCGGGGTCGGTAAGTGCCATAGGCACACTCCTTTAGATTACGTGCAGCAAATGCTACACAGTGTTTGCAGTACATCTGCTACAGCGTCCGGGTAATATCCAGCGCTGCAGTAATAGCAAGCTGGGTTGGGGACAAACCCTCCCAGTCAATGCTAAATCCAAAGGGGGATGCG